TCTGACGCTATACGGAGCCAATTCCGCCGTGATGGAACAGCAGAACTATGCCAATGATAACATGAACTTAATGTTGCTCCACAATTCAAACGGATCTTACCTCGGCGCCGATGCCCTGCTCATGGCTGGTGTCGGTCAAGCATGGACTTACAATGGATCGACTGGTGCCGAAATCGATTTGGTATTACCGTTGCCGCTGTCCGTATTCAACTCGAGCACGCAAGACTTTCCCAACTACCTGTTATCGGCCCCGCTCACTCTCCAGATAGACCTAGCCTCACTGAATCGTGCTATCTGGAAGGGAGCATCCATCACTGCCTTGACTGATTATACTATTACCAATACATACCTAGTCTATCAAGCCTGCGAACTACCGAGTGCCTATGTTGAAGCAGAGCGAACTGCTGTCAAGTCGTCTCCGTTCATCATGAATTTGACCTCAACTTTAAATGTCCAGATACCAGCGAGTATCGCCACATCATACTCATTGGGTTTGAACGCAAGTTCCGTGAGAGCAGTTTTTGTACTTCCGAGTAATGGTGTTGGTTATTCTTCTGCCACTCAATTACAATATATCCGAGACACAACGGATTACAATTCAGCCTTTGCCTTCAACGGGGCTGGCACGAACGCCATTGTTTTTGTAGACGGCAACCAAATCAATTCCGCTATCTTTGACACGCCCGTCATGTGCTTTCAGGGATTGAAGAGCGCCCTCCATCACTCGCTCCAAGGCAGTGTCATCTACTCATCCCCACCATTGGGATCTTCGACACTCGTCAATAATCCTTATCTAACTCAATTCTACGCACTAGGATGGGATTTGACTAGTTTCGATGATGAAGCGTCACTATTTTGTGGTACGCCGTGTACCACGCTGAACATCCAGCTAACTGGGTATGGCGCACAGAACCCCACTTACTTGTCCACGCTGATCGTTGTATATGATGTATTACTCGCTTTTGAAGCAGACGGTACCATCCAAGTCAAGCGCTAGTCGGAACATTTCATTTTTATTCAATTGAATAGAAATTTATTTACGGAAGGCATGATTCGCATTACCAAACATCGCTTGCGAGTCTTCTGGTTCAAGATCTAGGGATAATAAAATGTATGCAAATTCAGCCGCAGTCCAAGTGAAGTTGTTATTGACATAAGGCGGATTGCCTGATGAATCACCAAATTGTTGGATATATAAAGTCAGGTCAATATTACCAGCTATACTTTCAATGATGAATTCACGATGACCAGCTAGAGATGAATCTCCGCACCATGTATTTGAAAAGGTAATCCCTTGTTCTCCATTGCCTTGTAATTGAAACTTACTGGAACTTACATTAATCACTTGTGGACTTGGTAAAGGATGATTGGCCGTGTGATGTCCTGAATAGCATTGGAAACCACTAATATGTGCTCGATAACGACCTCCGTATAAATTGACTTGGTTGCTGATTGTAATAGGAGTTATAGAGGGTAAAGCACCAACACCCGCATTGGCGGCAACAAGGTCGCTCCAATAGATAGTTAGTTGAACATGGAAACCCATTTTACATGTATACAAGAAAAAAATATTTTATTCCGATTTCATATCCATCCTATCCATCTTACGAAAAAAGGTAGGATGATGTTTGGATACCACATTGACAGTTAAAAAGGGATGATCGGATTCATCAGCAAAGCAATGATCAAATGCCGCCTCGGGAATGTCAAAGTCTTCCATTAGTGCCTCCTTTTCTTTCTTGACTACTGGAAACAGATAAAAGATGTCGGTTTGTTTACGAATCGAGGCAGGTATCCCTTTATACACTTGACTGACAACCATGGTAGATAAATTGTAATGACGGGCATTCATAAACAAGGAAGTAATTTTATTCTTCTTGAATGTTCTCGGCAGATCAGCCATACAGTCATCGAGGACAAGCAAGTTATAGATAGGAGGCAATTTGTGTCCAAGTTTCTTTTCCTTGAACTTTTGCTTGCCTTGTTCTTCTTTGATGTAGTCAAGAATCTTTTGAATGTTGCCCTCGGTCAATTCTTTGTAGTATTTTCCCTCCTTGTCAATCTCTTCGATAAGGGAAGACATCTTGCCGTCTGTGCTGGGACTAATGTAAAAGATATTACCAAAGTGTCCCTTGTAAAGTTTAGCTGAAGATAATAGGGAAAGGATCAAGGATGACTTCCCCGATCGTTTGGGGCCTATTATACACATCTGTGCCGCCTTGGTATTTTTGAGGATGGGGTCGGTAGACGAAATCTCATCTTTATCATGTGCTTTGAAGATTTTCGAGAGGTCTTTACTCATTATTACATGGAGGGGAGATTTTATTTATTTTAAAATCTTGTGTCATGTTAAGATGACAGAAGACGAACAGCGACGAATAATGGATAACATACTCGCCGATTATTATAAGTGGTTAGATCAACAGGGTAAATAAAATGGCGATTGAATTGATAGTGAATCTTTCTGGGGGTATTGATGAGAAGGACTTACCTGATATTGATGACGAGACCGAGATGTGGAAGGTCGTCCTCCATTGGGGCGTATACAATCCTAGTCATCCCTATCGTATCGGCGATGGTGCAAGAGTTGGTGGAGAACAAATCGAGTTCAAGAACATTCGGATGGGGACACTAAAATGGATCCTGTTTCGGGATTGGTCTTACCAGTCTTTCGACGATAATACTCCCGAGCATAATTCTGGTGATATTCAGGAGTGTAGCTAATACCTTTCCCGTTGTTTTCAGGATTCTTTAGTTGACGGTTAGCATAGTAATATTCTAATGCCCGCTTTTTCTGTGCCTCTCGGCGTTCCTCGTCGGTCGCATATTTCTTATTACGACCCATTTATAATGATACAACATTTTAAATAATTATTTTCATTTTTTCATTTTTTTGGGAAGCGATTTTTTTCATTTGATAAAAAATGAAATTTTTATTTAAAATGTTGATGGATAGTAAATGATGACGGTTAAATCGTTTTTGGCAGAACGACGAACAAATGGAGATGTATATAATTTTCAAAGTATGGGTGATACGAAGGCGAAATATATGATTGATGATACAGACTATGATGAATTCATCCAATTATATCAAGAAGCAATTGAACAAGGTGAATCTATTTCACTATTGACTAAACCTCGTCGAGGCGGTGCCGCTACGGTTCGATTTGATATTGACATCAAATTGCACGAAGATTATCCAATTGTAAACATCTATACCCAAGACGACATTGATTCTTTTATCGAGATGGTAAACGGAATCCTTCTCTCATCTGTAAAGGGTATTAAAGAACGAAACATCCAAGCATTCATTTTAGAGAAAACCAAAGTCAAGATAGAGAACGGAACAAAAAAGCGAGGGTTTCATATTGAATACCCATTCTGCGTGATTCCCATTGAACAACAACAAACGATTCTATTCCCTAAGATTCAAGAACAATGTAAATATTTATTTCAACGATACGACGGCATTGCCATCGGAAAAATCTTTGACTTTACTGCCTCGCTTAAAAATGCGTGGTTGTTGTATGGTTCAAAGAAGACCGAAACCTCGGAAGCATATCAATTGACACGAACCATTCCTCACCAAGAATATGACAAGAAGACTTTACCACACTTACTCAGCATCCACGACAAACATCACCGAGGCGACATCTTTGATTGTATCCAAGACCACAAGATATTGATTCAATCCCTACCTAACATCCCAGAAGTACAAAAGAAAGAGTATACAAATGAAACAGAACCTGCTCACTATTTAGAAAGCATTATAAAATTGATTCCTATGTTAAGTGTAAAACGAAGCACTGAATATGATTCATGGCGAACGATTGGAGCAGTGTTATACAATACGACTGCTGGGAGCGTAGAAGGATTCAAACTATTTGATTTGTTTAGTCAAAAGGGTTCGAATTACAACGCTTCCAGTGTATTAGCGAAATGGAAACCATCGACATCCAAGGCGACCATTGGAACCATTCGATATTACGCCAAGGAGGATTCACCCGAAGCATATAGTCGATTCGTTCAAGCAACAAGTAAAAACTACATCATGACACAATACGCACAATGTGGACAATTGACCGCCGTCGATTGTGCGTTTGCTATTCAAAAATTACATGCCGAGTTTATTTTTGACCCAGTGTGCGATGCATTCTTTCAATACGGACAACACAGATGGACAAACATTGGCAAGGAAGGACATGAATTAAAAACCATGATTAAAGAACTAGAATCCTTCTTTGACATGGAGATTGATAAAATACGAAAACAGATAGCACAATTGGAAGATACTGAAGACGATGAAGAAAAGGATAAGCATAAACTCAAAGAATTAAATAAAACCAAGACTCATTTAATCAAAGAACGACTCAAGTTCCGAGACACTCCGTTTCGTGATAAGATTATCAAAGAATGTAAAACGATATACTTGAACCGTGAATTCAATGATGTAAAGGATTCTTATTGCCATCTCATGGGATTCACGAATGGGGTCATGGACTTAAAAGAACGAGTTTTTCGTGATGGTCGATATGATGACTACATTACCATGACAACGG